GGCCGAGTGACTAATGAAGTTGTGATGTTAGACATGATCACCTACTGGAGAACTCCAGTTGAAGGGTCATTGTGCATCTACGCATGAAACTCCACTCTACAGTGGCGAGTATTCGTGAACACGACGGATTTAGCGACTTATCCGATAGTCGTAAAAGAGCCAGAAAACACCTTACCCTACGTAGGGTTCGGCCAATTCACCAACTTAAACCAAGTCGTCTTCGCTTGAAGACTCTTGACAAGGTTAAAGCAACCCCAGGTTTCTGGGGCTGGGCGAACTGTTTCCATGAGCCGCGGTAGTCGAAGAGACGGAAGTCCCTTCTCAACCAGCTCGTGGAATGTTTTCTGCAATCGGCAATGCTTGAACATCATAACGTCCCCTATGTTATAGGGCACACTGGTGTCAAGCGTTATAGCCTCTACCTCGATCAAAGAGTTCTCTTTGAAAGAGATTGCAATCTCCTGATCGATCGTGAATCTATCGATCAACTCGTCCAGGTTCGCTGGTACGTGAAGCTCGAAGGGATTCGATCGAGCGGATTGCAACGAGGTGCTGTCAAAATCGGAGATGGACAATTGTTCATCTATGAGTGCTAGTACGGCACCCATCCTCTCCAGTACTGGAGCAGGACGATATGACATTACTTCTGCGTTCTTGCTGAAAATCTCGTTGAAAGCGGCACCTCGTGCGAGGGCCTTTAAAACTTCTTTTTCAGGTTGGAACCCAGATTCTTTTATAACAGAGTTATGGATCCTCCTCCCACTGAAGTAGGAGGGGTTGTCCCGAATTCGTACGAGTTTAGGACATGGGAGATCTAACTCAGCACAAGCTGATTCCCAACCCATTTCTGTTATTGTATCCGATAAAAGCGAAGGGAACGAGTGGCCGTGAGAGGCTCTCTGGACCGAATTTAGGGCAGTAAGCGAATGCTTAATTTTCCTAATTACTGGTTCTTCGATTTTATCTTGGTTCGAAAGCACGTAAAGCACCATCCGAGTGAAATACCCGGATTGCTCAACGTGAGTTCGTATGTCATCTAGATCGACACCAAGTCCTAGTCCTCCCAAGGCTTTTGGGAGGTACATATGATGTAAGTTCGGACCTCTGGGAAGTTTCTTCCAGTAGTTGTGAACAAACACACGCACAACCTTGAGTTTCCACTCACGGTCTCTGCGGGACGAGGTTAGATAAGATAACTTATCAGACATTGCGATTCCTTTCCCTATGGCAGGGTTGGAATCTTGATCTGGGTCACGAGTTCTGTGACAAAGAACCAATAGTCTGAGTTTAATTGAATCAATGACAAGCGACTCCTCATAAAAAGGAGGCTGAGGGTAAGCCGTAGAGACCATACGTTTGTGTGGTTTCAGGATTACCTCTTCGCAGAGCCTGACAATACTGCCACGCCCATGCTTGTCATCTGATATTATACTTCCCCAATCCTTGTGATTCTTGGTGATCTTATCTGTATAAGAATCTGGGCCGTAAGCAGCATGGTCGTCACCAACGACCACGGCACAGCGCCAAGGCACGACAAAGATTGGGAATCTCTCAATATCTTTATGTACACCAGACCAGCCGCCCATACGGGGAACATTGGTTTCGACACAATAGTCGTGAAACGCGAGTTCTTCAGCTGCGAGGTTTAATAAAGTGAGAACACCTTTCGCCAATGGTTCTCCCATCATGATACCTCTGCTTGAGGTCCATGTGAGATCCCTATAGGTAAACAACCTAGGGGAACACCCAATTAGCAACGCTAATCGGGCGTATCCATTGTCAAAAGGACTACCTTCTATTTTGTTCGGTATAAATCTGGAACCCATTCGAGGTGCAGCTCCAAGGGCTACCTCCTCAGGATTTTGAACAAAATCCTCCCAGCGCTGGGGAACGTATTTCAGACCACCGATCAATCTAGCTTTCTCTAACAACGGCCCAACTAATGCATACGCAGTTTTGTATGGGATAGCATCCGTTGCCTCAGCCAAGTCTGAGGAGAGAAGAGAATAACTAGACCAGTCGTCATTATATCTAAGGTTACTTAGACGTTTGACGTACTGTCTTGCTTGATCATCATTAGTCAATCCATCTCGTGCGAATGGATGAACTGAAAGCGCCTCTCTTAGGAAGTGACCTAGCGGTTGCTGGAGAACTATTGACCACCACTTGGTGATAGTAACAGTTCTCGCTTTCAGCCCCGTTTCCGGGCAAATGATTACTCGCGAAGGAATGGGAGGAAAGTCAAAATTCAAAACGAATTCTGAATCAAAAATCCCCCACTCCTGAGCCTTCAATAACGCAATGGCAAAGATTTGAGACCCTAGAGCCTCATCACACCCCCAGCGGCG